ACAAATCCCTACACTCGTGTCCGTAGGGGCTTCCACTGTTAGGCACTTGTGCCATGTTCGGACTCATGTGTGTCATACGACCTGTGACAGCGCCGTTAGTGATGACACGACCATGAACCCTGCTGTCTGCACCAACTGCGTCTAGCCACGATGTAATCTGTGCTATCCGCTTTTGTAGCATCATGTACTCTGCGAGGGCTTTCGCTTCCGGGTAGTCGAGACTGGCGAGGACTTCTTCGTCGACGATGACGCTACCTTTTTCGGTACGCTTTTTGGGTTTCCAACCCTTTTCTTGAAGTCTTTTAGCAATTTGCTGTCTGCTGCCGGGGTTGAACGGCGTGACGATGTCGTTGAGCGGCTTACCACTTGTGCCATGTGTTCTGCCACTGATGACGACTGGCGGAAAGAGGGTTTCCATTTCAACTTGAATAATATCCAACTTAGTTTTAAGTTCAGATAATAGTTGTATAGCTTTAGACATATCCAATTTGAAACCGTTTCGCTCTTGTTCAGCAATGATAATTGCGACTTGGTGTTCGAGCGTAATACTTTCTTTTGAGAAACCATTTTCCATCTCCTGAGTTAAATGTTTATACAGCTCTGTTGTTACTTTTGTATCTTGTACGCAGTACCACAATAACGCTGACATGACAGGCTCGTCAAACGCTAAATTACTTTTATCAACTTTTTTACCGTTTTCATCTTCACCAATTAAAGGCTTTTCTGTAAGCCAAGACCAAATCTTTTTGTACGGTGCTTTGTAGTGTCCTAAACGATTGCCCCAAGCCTCTAGCGAGTGTCCGTCTTCTAAGCTAGGATTGTATAACCTAGACAACACCAGTGTGTCAACCAGTTGTGACTTTTTTACCTGTATTCCCCAAACTTTCTTTAAAACAGGGAAGTCAAAAAAGATACCGTTATGTGTGACAATGCTGTCACAGTTGTTGATAAAGTCTTGCAGTGACGCTGGCTGCATAAACGTAGATACAACATCCTTGTCAATGTCACGACACACAACACACCAGATTTTATCGTGGGTGCTATTGGTTTCAATGTCGAGGACTATGCGCATACGTTAATCATTTTAACTAAACTTTGCAGATTAAGCAAGTACAATCGTGAAGTGTTGTTATCACCACCACTTACAATCCTTGGCATAGTCTGAACAATATAATTCCTGAGTATTTTAGTCGGGATTACCAAAGTCATTACAATATCATTACCTAGTGCAAGGTTATGAAACCAGTACTCTGCCTCGGTGGTAGCAATGCCACTAGGCTTACCACGACTCTCAAACTCAATAACGATGTTGCCTGTAGACTTCCACTTCTCTCGCTCAGTCTTTACTTCTATCTTGCTGTGCTGCAACATATCAGCAACCTTCTTCTCAAAGACCTGTCCATACTCTAGGTCAATATCAAACTTCTTATCGTTGTTCATAAGCATAATTTTATCAAGCCTCCTAAGTACATTGCTACTGCCACAAACTCAACCGTGAACAAGGCATAGTCCTTCTGCTGCACTCCTGACCAAGCCCATAACCCGCTACCAATCAAACCAAACCAAAGGTTTAAAGGAAAGATGTTCAGGCTAGTTAAGCCAATGCCAATGAGACAGAGGATAGTGCCAGTCCATTTCATTTCTTCTTAGTTACTTTCTTTTTAATGACTAGCGGTTCTTCAACGACAGTGACTGTTTCTTCTCTAACTGTTTCAAACATGGCTTCAAACAGTTCCTGTAGTTCTGGCTCTAGCGCAATCCAGTTTGTACCATCATTAAAATGAACAGTACGGTCAATGATGTAAGTAACATTGTTAAGGTTTACCACTCGATTACCGATTCGTACAATAGGTTTATTCATTTGTTTCAATCCTTTTAAGTTCGTGTTCAATCATCTTCTGTGCGTTGCTAAGAGCCTTAATCAGTTGATTACAGTCTTCAACATGGTAGTGCGCAACCACATCAGTGTTTAACACCTTGTAGGCTTCTAGCGTATCTCTAATCAGCTGCTTGAGTGTAGTTGTGAATTGCACTGCTTCATCGGCATCACCGAAGAAGAAACCGTAATCCACTGAACCGTTCTCAGCAATCCATACAAAGCCGTCTACTTTTACATTCTTACTCATCATTCATTCCTATGATATACATGGTTAGGGTTCTTCAACATTGATTTAATAAGTTCATCCATATTAAAGAACCATTGAATAAACATTCTTCCATCGGGTTCATAGATGGTAAAACTCATTTACCCTCCGCAATAAACTTGTCCACAGCGACATCAATCTCATCACCAATCATCCAGCGCCATTCCGACATATCACCATTACAGGCAATCACAGATGGTGCAACAATCTTAGGGTCAATATCCCACGATGCACTCTTGAGCCAGCGATAACGCTCGGCATCAGCATAGACAGCACGATTGTCTTGGATACGACCAAAGACATCCCGATTAAGTGTGCGTAGCCTGTCAATCTCCAGACACAAGGCATTTATGTAGTTACGAGTAACAGAGTATTCGTCTGTCTTGGCATACTGCCTTGCTTTTTCTACTAAGTCGTTGTTCATAGTGTGTCCTTAATTTCTAACATTCGTCCAGTTTTGCCATTATACAACAATGCACCACAGTTGCCAGTATAACCGCTAAATCGGTTCTTGAGAACCCGAACAGATGTGGTATTGCGCTCAATCATATCTTGTGCTTGTCCATTACGCTCTAAGCCAATGACAATATCAGATAACTGTGCAATCGCTCCTGAGCCACGCAACTGCGCCAGCGATGTTGCAGCGCCTTCTTCGTGTCCTTTGCTTTCCGGACGTTTCAGGTGACTAACGCAGATAAGACTGATTCCTGTTTCCTGTACCAGCATCCGCAACTTAGTCATTATGGAGTCCAGTGCTTTACGTTCATCACCCACATCACCGCCGCTAACGATAATGCTAAGGTGGTCAAGAAACACATAACCACAGCCAAGACCTTTTGCCATGTACCGCACTCGATTGACAATATTTTCCAAAGAAGTGCTACCAAAATGGTCAAACAAATAAATACGGTCACTTCCCAAAGTTCTATCAAAAGCATCTTTCAGTTCCTCCGGCGAGATTTCTACATCAGGTAAATGGATTGGTTTGTTTACTGCTAACGACATCAAAGACCGAGCTGTTTTTCGTACTCCTTCTTCAAGAAACATAAGTCCGATGTTGTCATTGGTTTTGCAGAGGATGTGCCATACAATCTCTCTAAGAAACTGAGACTTACCAAGTCCGCTTCCGGCTGTGACCATGACCAGTTCACCTTTCCTGATTCCGTAGGTGAGTTTATTGAGTTCCTCGTATGGATAATCACAATCAGCTTTCTCGATAGGAGCTGAGACCATATCCCAGAGGGTGTTACCTTGAATAATTCCATCAGGGACATAAGCCTCAGCACCCCACCAACAATCAACAAATTCCTTACCAGAGCCATTCGCCAAATAATCACACGCATCTTTGTATCCTTTCTTATGTTTCATTACCTTTACTTTACCGCCAAAGAGTTCAGCGACTGCTTGCGCCGCCTTCTGTCCTGCTTCGTCAGCATCAAACGCTATAACGATGTTCTCGAATGAATCAATCCATTCATACTGTGCTTTGCAGTCCTTTAAAGCCGCCGCCGCACCGTTTCTAACGCTCACGCATGGATACTTAGACCCTTGCATCTGATAAGCCGCCATAGCGTCTAATTCACCTTCGCAGATAGTCAAGTAGCGACCTGCTTTAGCAAACAGTTGCTGTCCAAACAGCGTAGCGCCATTAAAGTCACCGGCAATGCTGAATTGCTTGTTTGCAACATCACGGGTTTTAACTGCCGCTAGTGTGCCATCAGCATCATAAAATGGGTAATAGTGTTTGCCAGTGGCTTGTTTAACACCGTAGGTCAGGCAAGTAGCCGAAGTAATACCACGGTCAGAGATACTAGAATTAGTAGCAGAGTCATAAAATTGTATATCCTTGTTCATTGGTTTAACTGCCTTCATTGTTGTTGTTTCACCATTGCTTGCGGTGTAGGTTTCACACTTAAAGCAATGAGTATGACCATCGTCATAGAGCGCATTGGCATTTGAACTGCCGCAATGCTCACACGGTAGGTGCTTTACGAATTTAGAAACTGGCATATTCAAATCCACTATGCAGTTCAATCTCCATATCCTCAAAATCTTCTTCTTTAATATCCGAGGGCGATAAGTTCTCCGCCGTGATATGGCAATCTTCTTCGGTGTCGCCCTCAACGGTTACGTAGTAAGTCTTGGTGACTTTGAATGTCGCCATCAATCCTCTTGGTGCTGTTCTCATTTTTCATTCCCTTTCATAGTGCTTAATGAGTCAATCAAATCGTCAAATAAAATATTGTGCAACTGGCAATATACTCGAATCTTCTTAAATGCGCTTTTCTGTATCTCGTAAACCGTACTCGTGTGCAACTCCATTATCGCCGCTATCTCCGGCAAACTCATCTCATATTCATCTGAACTAAAACCTGCTTTCATATCATCTCCCATCTACTTGTATAACCCCATGACGAACCCGCCAAGGGTATGCTGATTCTACATAAAAACATCTCGAAATACCATCTTTTACACTTAACCAACCATGCCAATCGGAATGACCCTTTTGATAACTGCCGCATACGGTATGCTCTAGTTCCCATTTAGCGGCTTTGTAGCCACCGTACGCTGAGAGTAGGGCTACCCCTAGCAACACTAAAATAAACAGCTCCCAAGACGTTTTAAAGCGTTTGCAAAGGCATCTATCTTCGCTGGCTTTGGTAGTGTTTTTATCCATAGTGTTTTATCCATTTCAATGTATGTTTCTGCTTCATCACGGGTGTAAAACCGCCTTACTAACCCGCCCCCTTCGTCCCTTACTTCATAGCGAAGATTAGACATTAGTTACCTCATATAACATTGCATTTACTTTAGCCTGAATCATATCCTCTAAGTCGTTGATTACATTAGCATAACCGTATTCATCGACTAAATCCGCCATATCCGATAAGACAAAATGGTAGTGCGCTTCATCATGTTTGTTCATAAAACCTCCGTTTAGGTAAGACTAAGTATAGACAATTCAAAAGTCAATACATAGACACAAAAATAAAAGACTTGACACAATTTCAAAAACTTCATATAATGCTTTAACAACATAGACTATCGTTGATTGTTTCTTGATGTGATTAAAAACTATTAAAACCTTACAGCCCTGATTCTATATAGCTGTATAGGCGATTGCATCAGCGCTCATTCCAATATTCATCTAGGCTATCATCATCGCTACTATCATCGGTAAAATCATCGATGTTATCCATTAGCGAATCATCAAGGTTTCCCGTATCAGCCTCGCTCATAAGGTCGTTTCTAACTTGAACTGGTATATAGGCATCAACTGTACGTAAACAGGTGCTACACATCTCTAAAAACTGTCTCGTAATCGCATGGCGCATTGTTGATTCATAATCGTCTAATGCTGTATTGCAACATTGGCATCGCATAGTTTATTCCTTAATAAATAGTGTTGTTTAACATCTCATAAAACAAAGCCGGACGTAAGTCTTTGAATTGTTCTAGTTGTTCATCGGTCATAGTTAAACCATTAGTAAATTCACCATAACTATAATATGCATCACAATAGTCCGGATGGTCGGCATGGTCTATACCATCAATAACTAAACTACTTAAATCCACTTTATCTAAATCCAACATTTTAAGCCTTTCTAAGCCGTTTTACGGCATTGGTAATAGGTAGGTATTAACTTTAATCAAAGTCGGCTAAAACAGCCCTTTAAAGCCCTGCTAAGTAGTCAAACAACCATAACAGGGATTGAGTATAGACTAAAAAGCCAGCCAACCAGTAAAGCCAAATATAAGGGTCTTTTTTCATTCTGTCGATTCTTTCATAGTTAAATTCATAAGGTCAAGCCATAGCATATACAGCCCTTCATCGGTCATAGTGTCAAAGACATCTAGCCTATCGGGATGCCATGAACCCATTGCAACAATATCTTGAATCATAAACAATCTGCTCTGTGTCATTGTGTAACCCCTTCCATTATAAAAAAATCATCTTCTTTACCATTCATTGTGACACCATCACGCCAAGTCAATCCAATATAGGAATCGTTTAGATTGCAATGGATAAGATATTGCCCAACACTATCAACAATTACCCCATAAGCACTGTTTGACCAATGCACCTTATCGCCACGTGCGATGGCTTGTTTAATTTGCTCTAAGTTCATAGTTTTAGATTCCCGTGAGTGATGCGGCAATAAGGTAGCCGAAAGTGATAGACAACATTCCAAATAAAACAATGCTCATTAGTGCGGCAAAAATTTTAGACATAATTAACCCCTTAGCAGTTTTGAAAAACAATGGTTGTGTCTGTAGTTCCGACGATAAAACCGTTTTTTTGTAAGTATTCAGTTGCGCTTTCTGAATCATCCAGCCCATAGGAATCACGAATTTCTAATTCTGTCATTTCGGAAAACTCGCAACAAATTGCAATGACATCTAGTTCATAATCTGGGTCATTTTCATCTAGGAATTCATATAAAAGGTTTAAACCCTCATAACTGAATTGAGTGTTACGACCTGCGCTGTGGAACGCATCCAGAAAGTCAGGAAAGTGTATTGTCTGTTTCATATTAAGCCCCTTATTAGATTGCGACATTGTCGAGATAGGTAACACCCTTGCGAGTTGCAACATCAACACCCAAAGCACGCAAGCGGCTTTTAGTGGTGTTGGTACTCCAACGGCGCAGAGTGTCTGTATTGACCTTTAAAGGTGTTGCAGAATCGTGCCAATATTCAGCGACACGATTACCGTGTAAATAAATATCAGACCTTGCCCCGAATGGGTTTGTAAGGGTTGGGGAAATGTAAACCACCCTTGTATTGTCTAAGCACCAATCCATTTTTGAATTGATTGCGTTAAGCATTTGCTGTTCTATTTTTCTCATTTTGTAATTCTCCATAAGTTAGGATATTGCGGTTTAAGTTTACTGCTGTTGTGTTTCTAATGCTTTCGATAACTTATCTAATCCAAAGGCAAAGATTTGGTCATTGTAATCATCACGATTATAAGCGAACCAATTCCCATATGAACTTGTTGATTTCTTGATTTTATAAACTTTGCCATTGGCATAGCCTACATACTCACCATGGTGAAATCCTGATTTTTCAATATTGTGATAATTTTTCATTTTAATTCCCTTGTGTTGTTTGACTAAGACACTCTCTCGAGTGTTTCGGGTATTTAACCCTCATCAGTTAGTCTGGATTACATTCGTAATCATACCTAGAAAAATATTCATTGTCGCTAACGCCGTCATGCTCTTCGCTTGTTTCCGTTAATTTCCATTCATGAGTAAAGCCGGCGTTATTGACGTAACGCAATGCCTCCGCCTTACTATCAAAAGACCCGTATACGTCGCCATTGCTTAATTCGATATAAAAGTATTGCATGGTTTATGTTCCTTTATCTACTGGTTAATTAATGTAAACGCTACCATCTGATTCTACTCTGTAATTCATCTCTGTAAATGCTTCCCAGTTGGCTACCTGAGCCAGCACGTCAGCCTTTACCAGTTGAATGTAGGTGCTGTCTGCGTAGTTGCCTGACATCAGCACCACAGAGCCGTAAACCCCTTTAGCCTTGCGAATGTCTTTTTTGAATTGTGCTAAGTTTGCCATGGTTTACTTCCCTTCCTTGGTTAGTTTCTCGATAGCGTCTGAGGTCGCATCTAAAGCCATGCGAACCTGTGCTAAGGCATCCCAGTCACCTTCGGCAAACAACAGGTCATCCTCGACCTTCAGCGACCTGTAGAGGTCTTGCAATTTGGCTAATTCGCTCATGATTTATTACCTTTCTTATCTACTGGTTATCCTAAGACCCTATCGCTAGGGTTTCGCCGTCACTACGGCTCATCAGTTAGGCTATTCTACGTATTGCATACGCTCGAGCAATTCATCGATTGTATTAGCAATTAAACGGGCTTGGTAAAACATTGGAGTGCCACGCTCTAAAGTATTGAGCAAGTTTGTAGCGTTGTCAGCAAGCATTGTAAGAGTAGCGTTGATTTCGCTTTCTTTTGGTGTGAAGTCTAAGTTTGTCATTGTGTGTTTTCCTTTATCTACTGGTTAATGGTTACTTCTTACCCTCAATACTGAGGCTTTGCGGACAATCAGTCAAAACAATTATTTCTATCGTCTATTCTGTGTCAATAGTCTAAACCTATTCATCTAAAACGACCCGCCAGCCCTTTGTTTATATAGAAAACTGCGTTCGTAACGAGTTAATACTAAGCCCTCATCTTAGACTAAAACGGCTCTAAAGCCCTGTATTCAAGCCGTAGAGGTATCTAAGGGTAAACCCTAGGTAGTCGATTAAGTTAACGGTTACTTACAATTACATTATATAAAATTGTATATCGTCCTGGCGGTTAGTAAGCACTAACTTATTGCAGACTGTATAGGTTAGTATTCACTAACTAGGTAGCACTGTATTGGTGCATCATCGCCATATACGTTTGTTGCGTAGAAACAACACAGTCTATATTACTTCTAGTTATATGCATCATCATGCAAGTATGTCATCACTAACTTACATGTATGCATATATGCGCAACCATGCAAGTATGTAGACACTAACATCGATACTGTTGTGCCAATACAACACTGTGGTATAGAAACAACGCTGTAAGTTGACATAGGGGGGAGGGGGTGTTACTATGTTATATATAATGGCGGAGCAGCATAGGCATACAAAAAGGTAAAATAGGACTATATTGCACTGCAATGTAAGTCTCTGAAATAAAAGAGTAAAATAGACGGTATTGTCTGTATTGGAAAATGCTCACTCCGTAGGAGGTCTGCGGAGACCTGTATTGCTGTCATAGCCCCGCTCAGTCGCAGACGACATACTAGACTAAGTAGTAGGGTCAATAAAATAATGCTTGACAAATCTCTGAAAATGTGCTATTATCGCCTTACAAGTTCAAAGCACACTATAACGGAATCAGGTCAGTCCCCTACGGGCGGAGTATTATAGCCCACGATGGAATAGGGGGAATAATAGACGATAGTCGTTCCCCCTTAGCGATAGCGAGAAACAATCTACCGATAGCACTCTATAGTATTAGTAGGCACTAAACTTTTTTTGTCTCCCTTTAGGATAAAGACTTCATGTCGGAAATTGAAAAACAATTAACTACCGTTGATTCTGCGCTACCGGAAGGTGATGTTGTCGTAAAGCATAAGCGTCCCAAGATTAAACGACGTGAAGTAGTAAATGGTAAACCCAAGTTAGGTCGTCCCACCAAGGCGGCTATCGCCAAGAAGAAGAATCCCGGGGTGCTGGGTAGACCGCCCGGCGATGCAGCAAGGATTGCAGAATTTAAAGCAAGGTTATTGGCTACGGCTGGTGACAGTGTGATTACCAAGATTATTGAGACAGCGTTGTCGGATGGACACCCAGCTCAGGGAGCGATGCTCAAGTTCTGTGGCGAGAGGCTTTTACCACTGTCCAGCTTCGAGGCTAAGAGTGGTGGCGGTACTCCGCAGATTAGTATTAACATAACATCGTTAGGTGCGCCAAAGATAGAAGAAGCTGAAGTAATTGACAGTATTAGCTTTACTGATGTAGAATATAAAACTGAAGGGACCGACTCGTAAGAGCTTTCAGCACGTCGCAGGTGCGTGCGGTCAAACACCTGTACCACTCCTCTGAAAGGGATAAAATGATTAAATGTACTAAATGCGCTGTAGAGCGCCCAGAAACAGATTATCACTGGCACTATCGTGATAAAGGAATTAGACGTAAACATTGTAAATTTTGTCGTGCTGATGTTGAAAAGAAAAGACAACAACAAGACAGCTATAAAGTAAAACGACAAGATTATTGTTTACAAAAGAATTACGGCATTACAAAAGAAGACTACGAAGTTCGGCTAGAAAAGCAAAATTACTCGTGTTTCTTATGTAAAACCAAAATCGGAAACAAAGCCTTAGCGGTTGACCATTGTCACACTACTGGGGCTGTAAGAGATTTATTATGTAGTCCTTGTAATCAAGGGCTTGGTTTATTTAAAGATAATCCACAACTGCTAGAAGAAGCGGCGGAATATTTAAGGAAACATGGCAGAACTTAACTTTGAATTACTAAACTGGCAAAGACAGGTTTTTACTGACAAGACTCGATTTAAAGTTATTGCGGCAGGAAGACGGTGTGGTAAATCTCGTTTGTCTGCAGTAACCTTATTAATAGAAGGGTTAAACTGTCCAAAGGGGTCCTCTGTTATGTATGTGGCTCCAACACTGGGACAAGCCAGAACAATTATTTTTGACCTGTTACAAGACTTAGGTAGGCAAGTAATTAAGTCAGCACATATCAATAATCTTGAGATTACTCTGATTAATGATATAAAGATTTTGGTTCGTGGGGCGGATAATCCTGACTCATTAAGGGGCGTTTCCCTATCGTACCTTGTAATGGATGAAATGGCTTTTATCAAGCCTGAGATTTGGGAACGGGTATTACGAGCTGCGCTGTCGGATAAAAAAGGTAGAGCCATGTTTATTTCTACCCCTTCTGGTCGTAATCACTTCTATGAGTGGTTTCAGCTAGGACAGTCAGGCTCAGATGAAGATTGGAAGTCGTGGCACTTTACCACTGCGGACAATGAAACGATTGACCCAAAAGAGATTGAGGCTGCAAAGCGAACACTGAGTTCCTTTGCCTTTAACCAAGAGTATTTGTCTTCCTTTAACAATGCTGGTTCTGGTTTATTTAAAGAAGAATGGATTAAGTTCGGTGAAGAACCCAAAGACGGTTCATGGTACATCGCAGTAGACTGCGCTGGTTTTGATGAGATTGGTAAGAGACAAACCAATAAACGATTAGATAAAACCGCTATTGCGTGTGTAAAGGTAGATAACAACAATGTGTGGTTTGTGGACAAGATTGAAACAGGTCGCTGGTCAACTGAAGACACAGCACT